TGTAAAACGAAAAAGAGCCGCAGGCAATCCTGGTAAGAAACCGACAAATGTAAAAACATTTGCGAAGAGAAAGGTAAGGAGAAGAAAAAATGGCAGAAAAACTGGATAATGTTACAGATTTAATATCCTTACACGAGGGTGTAAAATATCGTGTATATGATGATGCAAATGGTAAAGAAGTAAAAGCAGGCGATACTTTAGTAGGTCACCCTACCATTGGTGTTGGCAGAAACATAGCGGCAGATGGACCAGGGATCACTAGAGAAGAGGTAAATTTTTTGCTTGTTAATGATATACAAAGAGTTCGAGGAGAAGCAAAAGATTGGATATTCTTTAATGGTCTTAGTAAAGTTAGACAAGCAGTAATTATAGATATGTTGTTTAATATGGGTAGGACTAGATTTAACCCTAACAAATGGCCAAAGTTCTTTGAGGCTATACGTAACCACGACTGGGAGGGCGCTTCAACAGAAATGCTAGACAGCTCCTGGAGCCGTCAAGTTAAGTCAAGAGCAGAAAGATTAAGTGCTATGATGAAGACGGATAAATGGCCAAAAAGTTAGATCCTAAAAAAGGCACAGGTAAAAAACCTAAGGGTTCAGGTAGGAGGTTATATACAGATGAAAATCCAAAAGATACTGTACGAATTAAGTTTGCGACTCCAGAGGATGCAAGAAAGACTGTTGCGAAGGTCAAAAGAATATCTAAACCATATGCTAGAAAGATTCAAATCTTAACGGTAATGGAGCAACGTGCAAAGGTTATGGGTAAAACACAAGTAGTGGCCATAGCTAAAAGGGGTAAAGAAGCATTAAAAAGAGCTAGAAAGAAAAAGTAATTATTCGCCCCAACTGTCACCCACTTCCACGTCTATTTTCGAGGGTATCTTCATCTCAGGAAAACAGTTTTCCATAAAAGTTTTTATTTTATCTACCTTACTAGATTCGCTTACAGAAAAACACAACTCATCGTGCACGGTCAACATAGGCATAAAACCTTCATTGTGACAGACAATCATAGCTCTTTTTGTCTGGTCTGCACTAGATGATTGTATTAATCTATTTAACGCTTTATATGTAAATGCAACCTGATAGTTTGCAGGGTTTTTCTTTCTCCAATCTTTTTCTCTCTCTTCTAGTGGTGTATCTAGTATGTTTTGCCACTCTTCTTCTAACTTATCCATATGTATAACTTTTTTGTACCCACCAAAACCCTTTGGCTCTCTCATAGGAAATCTACACTTTCTACCTAGTAGTGTTCGTATCTCACCTTTTTCTGTAGCTACTCGCATAACGGCAGAAGCCATCTCTTTTATAAAAGGTACCTTCTCATCATATTCTGCCCGGAGAGACTTAGCCTCATCAAAAGATATGTCACCAAGGATATGTGCCAACTTACCAATTCCCATACCATACATAATCCCAAGGTTGATGGTTTTTGCTAAGTTTCTATCTATGTCTGCCATATCAGCTACCATCTGATGAAAGTCTATATCATCTTTTTTATAACTAGCTACAATCTCTTGTACTTTTATATTATCTTTTGTAGCAGGTGTTAAAGAAGCATAGTGCATCAACCATCTTGGCTCCTGCGCACTGTAGTCTAAACTTGCCCACTTATCACCCTCTTCTGGTAAAAACAAGCCACGTATCATTTTTTTAATCTCAGGATGTCTAGCAGGCACTTGTTGTAGGTTAGGATGACTAGATGAAAATCTACCTGTTACTGTACCCCCATCATCTGATCGCAACTGGTTAAACTCACAATGTATTCTACCCTTGTACTGATGATTAAGTATGGTTTCTATAAACGTGGTATTTGCTTTATTGTATTCTCGTATCTCTAATATTTTTTTAGCTATAGGATGTTTATGTGTTTTTAAAAAGTGTTTTGTAAAACTAGGTGCGTTAGACTTCTCTGTTCTTTCATAGGTTAAGTTTAGTGCATCAAATGCCTTTGCTAAACTAGTCGCTGTCCACGGTTCAATGTCCACACCTGTTTCATCTTTTACTTGCTTTAACAGTTTATCTTCTTTTTGTTGTAGCATCTTTTTTGTTTTCTCTGCTTTGTCTAAATCAACTCGTATACCTTTTTGTCTCATATTAAATATAATTGGTAACAAAGATAACTCTAAGTCTAATATCTTATCGCAGTTTTCAAACGATAGTTTTCTGCGTAACACGTTCCATAAATCAAGTGTGAGCTTGGCATCTGTTTCAGCGTAACTTGCTACCCTTGATGCAGGCAATTTCCACATTTCTTTTTTAGCATCAACACCGTGTTGATGTGCCGCTATTTTTAAATCATCTTCTTTTTTTCTCTCACCTAAGTATGTATAGCCTAAAGCATTTAAACTGTAAGAGAACCTGTTCTCATCTAACAAAGGTGCTGCTATCATTGTATCTAACACTTTGCCCGGAACGGTTATACCCTCTGTTGATAACCACCCTAAGTCATACTGTGCGTTATGAAAAACAACAGACATACCGTGTTTTAACTGATCTTTCAACCAACGTAGTACTATGTTCTTTGACAAGTTACCACCACCCTCGTGTGCTATGGGCAAGTATGATCTCCAGTTAGAAGTAGCAATTGCTATACCTGTTAAGTATCCATCTTTGCGTGACCAACCTGGCCCTAGTGTTTGTATGTTAGGGTCGCAAGTTTCTGTATCAATCGCTATAATTTTTTCTTGTGATAAGTCTGGTAGATTGCTTGGTGGTGTCCAAGTCTTCTCGTCAAATAAATCTCTTTCGTACATTATACCTCATTTCCCCAAGTCACCCACCCTGGGGTCTTTTGTCTTGCGAATAACTCTATTCTAGGCAAATTCCCGCATAACTCAACTATTTTATCTCTTACGCAGTCTGGCTTCTTTGAGTGTCTTTCTATTGGCTCATAGATAACTTGATGCACAGACTTTGATACACGCTTAGGTTTACCGACTGTACCTAATAAACAAAGTTCTGCATTAGCTCTTGTCCAATACCCCATACCCCAAAAAGATGAAAAGTTATCTTCTGGTAAAAACGTAAACTGTTTGGTGTTAAATTTTTTATTTGTCTTTATCCAAGCAAAGGCGCACGTCTTATATGTAAAACCCCAACGCTTTATTGTCTCAATGCCTTCTATTAATTTAGGAAACGTAACCCACATTAATAAAATACAATTATCATTTGCTATCTCTTGTACTGGCATACTATAAATGTCTTCATCTTTCATAATCGGATACGGTGTAACCAGATCTCCAGAGTATGTTTTGTATTGCCAAGGTGGATCTGCGTAAATAATATCATATTTACCTCTGGGCAAACTAATCTTATCCACGAAAACCCCTGTGAGCCTGTGTTTGAGATAAAAACCCGTTTAAATCGTCACTGAGTGCTTGTAAACAAGTCTTGCTTATGATTGTACCTTGGAAATCATTCATAATCACGCTCTATTATCATTTCACAATAATGTATGGCTTTTAGTATGTCTTCCTTCTTACCTTTCTTAGCGTGACGGCAAATGTATTTAATAACATTGCCTTCTGCAAATGGTAACTCGTTTTTGTTTATAAACTGAGACGGTTGTATTTTTAAATCTTTATAGTGTTCACTGCCCTTGTCCCACAAGTTATCATCAGAGGCATAATTATAAACTTTGTTTAAAACAGTTTGAAATTCTTTTACTGTTTCTTTTGGTATATCTTTATTTTCTTCAAAAAATTTTACTAACATTTCACTAAGTTTTTCTTTCATAGTTGATAGTACCTTTCTGTTTGTGGTTGCATAATATGTAAATTCTTTTTTGCTCTTGTTACACCAACATAGAACACTCTGTGCTCTGTTGATGGATCTCTTTCATATTCTTTGTTAGCGGCATAGGATATATCTGGCACTAGTAAAACGTTTTCACACTCACCACCTTTCATAGAATGTATCGTGCTTAATTTTATTCTAGGCTTTTTTACATTGTCTCCTCTCTTCAATGCATTTAAAACATAGTTTTGCATATCTAGTCCAATCTTGCCTAACACTTGATGCCATCTAAACTCTTTACCCATTTGTAATCCTACTTGTTCTTCTAATATATTTATATTTAACATTTGATCCATATCAAACTGTCTAAATGCTTTTGATGTAGGGCCACAACCTTTTTTAAATCCTTCTCCTACTGTCATATACGAATACAAGTTTCGTACACTAGTAATCGTTGCCTCTTTGCCTTTACACAAATCTTCCCACGTTAAAATAGCTTCGTACATTTTTTTAGGAATACTAGGATGGTCGTGTCTACTATAAATCCAACCTTCTTGTTTTAAACTTGCAGCGTATCGATCTAAAATTCTATTTGTCCTGGCTAACACTACCCACTCCCCCTTATCTATTGGAACCTCATCTAAATTATAATGATACGATACCGATCCTTCTTCATCTCTAGGTTGCCATTCTTTTAATGCTCGTCCATCTATCCTTGTTACAATTTGTTGTGCTAAACTCCACACCTCTTTTGGTACACGATAACTTTGTGTTAAGACTTCTTTTTGTTCTGTAGCTTTTAAAAAACTTTTTACGTCTGCTCCCTGAAAACCCATAATTGCTTGATCATCATCACCTGTAAAAATTTGTATCTTTGGATTTTGTCTGAGTACATCTACCATCTTCCATTGCAAAGTAGATAGGTCTTGAGCTTCATCAACAAATAATGCATCTATGTCTGGGCACTCACCTTTTTCTATAAAATTAGAAATCATATCTGTAAAATCTATTTTACCTTTTTTCTTTTTATAATCCTCATAGGTTTCTATTAATCGTAACAACTCACCGTAATCTAAATCATAGTTACCCTCTTGTTGAAATACCTCTTCTAGCGATGTTCGTTTACTTCTGTACAAGTGATACATATTTAAATATGCATCGCCCTTTTTATACCCCACCATATCAAAATCATTTTCTGCATCTTTTGATTGTGTTGTAAAATCTAGTCCTACTGCCTCTGCTATCTTTTTAAAATCTGATCCTCGCATAACATCATCGACATTGTATCCTAGTGTATGAAATGCCATCGAATGCAAAGTTTGAAAGTATGGTAAATCTTTGTCCACTATCCCCCAATCACTGCACACACGATCTTTACTTTCTGTTGCAGCTTTCTTAGTAAAAGAAACATTGGCAATTTTTGAAGGCTCAATACCTTTTTCAATAAACTCCTTTACCATCTGCGAGTTTGTATGTGTCTTACCACATCCGGGCGGTCCTAAAATTGTTTTCTTCAAAACGGTGGCTCCTCATCATCTATAGTTACTTTAGGAAACTCTACATCTCCTTTTTTTATTTCTGGTATAAACCAAACACGAACAGTTTGCCATTTATTCTTATTGTCTTTAAATCTATATTGCTTATCTGCCTCTCCACCATTGTTCATTTCTTTTAGTCTCTCTGTTATCTGACCTCTGGTGTATGTAGTAAAGTTATGTCTTTTTAAAAACTCCTGCAAAGAACTCAACTTAAAATGTGTGTAATTATCTTCTGTCCAGGGTTTACCTGTCATTAATTCTTCTGGACTTCTTGCTTGTAATCTTGCCGTACAAAACATCTCTAACAGTTCTTGAAACTGACCTTTAGTTGTCAACTCTTCTGGCACAGATATTCTTGTTGCCGTGTTCAACAATGTGTCAACCATCTCTCTCCAATCTGACTCTTTTAATCTTGCAGGCATCTTATACATTTGCTCCATACAAGCTCGTTGAAAGTCTACCTGCATTTGTAATTGTTTTGTAGACAGTTCTAATCTGTGTCCATCTACATCAACAAACCACACAGGTGGCTCAGACTCTACAACAGTAAGACCTCCGATAGTAGGCATAGATAAATTAGTACCCACACCAAACTTCATAGTTTTACACAGTGATTTATTGCAATGACTTTTTAGCGGCTCTTGTTTACACGCATAAAAATATTCTTTTTTCTCTAACTGATTTTGTATTGTTACAATCTCTTTTGCAGGCAACGGTGGATTACAATAATCGTTGTTATGTTTTTCAAGTAAATTTTTCCAATTTTCTGGAGAAGACATTTTATAATACAAACCTATGTTTAACATTGTATTATTTCTACCCCCTTCTGGTATACCAAACTCTGTCAACTGCCGAAGACAAGGTGGTCCTGAAGGTAGTATATCACTGTTTGTTCCTATCACAATCTCTCTTAGTTTCTTTAAACTAATTCTATTCTTTTCTGCCTTCTTAATAAAATTTTCTAATGTAATGTCGTGTCCTGATTTTGTAATTGCATATCGCATTGTGTATTTGTAATTAAAATACGGCAGGTTAATAAAGTTTCCTACATCTCCTCTTTCTACAATAACCTCTTCTTGCTTTGGAAATATCTCACAGTTGCCATACCCTAATGCCGATGCAAACTCTGCTAGTCTATCTCGTATCTCTGTTGCCGATATAGGTTCACTTAAAAATATATACAGATGTGCGCCACCACTTTTTGATCTGCACAAAGTAAGTGGTAGTTTTAAACTGTTTATTTTTTTTGCTAATTTTTTTAAATCTAAATTGTATTCGTCAATGTCTAATGCACCAAAGCGACATTGATTATTTTCATCGATAGGTATACTGCCGATACCTTTATTTCCTTCTAAATGTTGTTGTACTAAATCCAAAGACAACGGCTCACGGACAATGTAACTCTTTGACATTTGTTTGCCGTGTTTCTTAGAGTCAATAATTTCTGTCTGTCCGTGTGCGTTTGAGAAGCCTCTAAATAAGTCATAAAATTTCTTTGTTAGTGACTCCATACCAAAATCATTTCTCGTAATCTAATAGTAATTCCTCGCCCTTAACGATTGGTCTTTTGGTAATGACATTGTAAATTAAATAGTCATCCCAATCTTGTGTGCAGGCTAAAAAACAATTTGGTTTATCTGAATGATTTATAAAGCCACCAAGTGGTGTTCTGATGTATGTAATAATCATAGGAACTTTTATATGTGTAGCTCCTAAATCTGTTTGTGCTTTTATGTTTGTAGCAGCAAATATTCCGTGACCTTCAATCTTGCTTTCTTTTATGCAGAGTTCTTCTGGTAAAGGTTTATAGTAAAATCTATTGTATTTTATTTTCATAGCAGTATATAATATATATATTATTCATAGATCTATTCTCCGAAATAAGAGGAGTGGGGTGACCCACTCCTCTTTTTGGTTAAAATGGTACTTCGTCTTTATTAGCATCAGTAGGTGGCAAAGCCTTTACATCACCTTTTAATAAACTAAGATGTAATGATTTACTTTCATTAATACACTGCGTTGTATCCACTTGCTTTTCTTGAACTATCTTCCAAGTATACCAAGAACCTTTATCGTTACTTTCTTCAACGGTAGTTAGCCTATATATATTGTACCAACTGTCCATAGTTGTACCGACTAGTTTAGGTCCTGCCTCTTTTGGATATTTAAACATACCCATAATAGAAACCCACTCTCTTGATTTTTTTAATTGTGTTTTCTTCATATCTACAATCGCATTCTCAAGATTGCCGTCATCGTGTACAATCTTTACATAGTGTTGAGCAGTTCTTACTAACTCATTACCATTCTCTAGCATTTCCATACCATTATCTTCCTTTACAACCTTAGGTAAGTTTTTAGGATCTAACTCTCCTACAAATCCACCACCTTCAGATCTAGGCACGAACTCTAATAGTTTCTTTTGAAAATGAACAGGTATTACAAGAACACCATCATCTCCACTCCAAAACTTTTTTGTCACAGTATTAAAAATACCACCTTGCTCTGCACCTTTTATATATGCAGGGTCTGATTTTTTTATCTGTGGACTTAAAGCTTGTAGCACTCTGAGAAAAGGTATTTGAATGTCTTCACTTGTTACTTCTTCAAGACCTCCTCCCGATGTTGCTCCGTCAAATATATTTACTGCTTTTTTATTATTAGTCTTACTCATCTTTACCTCCTTTGATTTTAGCGATTTGACCAACTTGAGCATTGAATAATTCCATATCAATAGTTTGATTATTCTCTACTCTTTCACGAACCAATTTTTTTAGTGTAGATGGTTCTACCCACACTCTTGCCGTTGTATCCATTCCTTTTTCTTCTAACTCTGATTGAATAGAACGTGCTCTGTTGTCCTCGTTGACACCAAACTTTACTGTCACTTCGTTCTTTATGAAGTCCGAGGCTCCTATATCACGCAAGTGCGATATAGCTTGTTCCCTTTGAATAGGATCTTTTGGCATTGTGGCACTTACAAAAGTAGAAAGTGAAACGGCATTGCCATCTACCTCTACTTTATCCATACCCATCTCTGCCATTTTCGCAGGGATTAAATCAAACAAATAACTATTCTTCTTCTGCTTTAGCATTTTTACTTCTTCCTCTAAAACACCTATCTGTTTGTTTACTGTACTGGCTTGCTTTATCAGATCGCTAAGATCTTTTCCACCTTCGGTAGATAAGTCTTTAAATTTGTCTGCATCTGCTTCGGCTTGTTTCCATATTTCTTCGTTCATTTTTCACATACCTCCTTGTCAGGTTTATTATTGATAATCTCCAATGCCACCACGAAAGGAAAGTTTGACTGGGTAGTACATCTTTTCTATCCTATCCCATTTTAAAACAGTAACCTTACCGTTATTAACATCACTGGCAACAGTAACTGCCACACCGATCAAAGCAGGATCGCCAAGCAACAATAAATAATCGTTGTCTGAAAACTTAGTAAGCTTTCTTTTAAATTGGCTAATAATTCTACTTGGATTTAAATGTAGTTGTTCTGTTGGATTAGCTAGTGGTATCAACTCTCCATACTTAGTAGCAGATATAATATCCACCTTTGGATTTTCCTGCACCACATAAACTGTATTCATACTTATCCTTTCTTACTTTATGTCGTGGTCTGGTTGCCCAGACCACATTGGAGTCACTCGTTAAAAAAATTAAAACAAATGTAGAATAAATGTAGTTGATAAAAATAATTATGTCAACACTTGATAAAAATTCCATATTATACTATGGTGGTACATTATGTATAAATTTAAGACCGAACCATTTCAACATCAAAAGGATGTGCTCAAGAAATCGTGGTCAAAAACGGTGTGGGCATACTTTATGGAAATGGGTACAGGTAAGTCCAAAGTATGTATAGATAATGTAGGTATTTTGTTTGAGAAAAATGAGATAGATACCTTTGTTGTTATTGCACCCAAAGGTGTATACAGAAACTGGTCAAACATAGAGATACCAGTACATCTACCAGATCATATAGAAAAAGTTATTTGCGTGTGGAGACCATCACCAAATAAAAAAGAAAAAGAATTATTGCTATCGCTGTTGAAAGAAAAAGTTCCGGGCGTACTACGAATTTTTGTAATGAATGTAGAAGCTCTGTCCACTGCCAAAGGTACATCATACTTAGCAGCGTTGTTAAAAAAATCGAATACATTTTTAGCGATTGACGAATCAACTGCTATTAAAAATCCAAAAGCCAAACGTACAAAAACAATTATAAAAATGGGTAAAGGATTAAAATATAAACGAATCTTAACAGGTTCTCCTGTCACACAATCGCCATTAGATTTATGGGCGCAGTGTAATTTTTTAAGTCCTACTTTGTTAGGAGAAACAGGGGATAACTTTTTTCAGTACCAATATCGTTTTGCTATTATGAAAAAAACAACGGTGGGTGCGAACTCTTTTAATATGATAGTAGGCTATCGTAACCTAGATAAATTAGCAGAGTTACTAAAAAACTTTTCTTCACGCATTATGAAAGAGGAGTGCTTGGATCTACCTGATAAAATTTATCTAACACGAAATGTCCAATTAACTGAGGACCAGGAAAGAATATATTCGGAAATAAAAGAGTTTGCCTTGGCTAATATTACTGATGAAGACTTTATGACAGCACCGAATATTATGACACAGTTAGTGCGACTACAACAAGTATTATCTGGTCACACAAAAACAGATGATGGAAAGATTATAGAAATTAAGGATAACCGTCTGCCAGAGCTTATCAACTGCATAGAAGATATGTCAGGTAAGATAATTATATGGTCACGATTTCGCTACGATATTAAGCGAATTTACGAATCACTTACCAAGATACACGGCTCCAGGTCCACGGTTACTTATTATGGTGATACTTCTGATGAGGACAGAAGAGAAGCCATTGAGCAGTTTCAGAATGGAGATGCTCGTTTTTTTATTGGCAATCCTCAAACGGGTGGGCACGGCATAACACTAACTGCGGCTAACAACGTTATTTATTTTGCTAATAGTTTTGACTTAGCACTTCGTATGCAATCAGAAGATCGTTGTCATCGAATAGGTCAAAAGAAGAAAGTTACCTATGTAGATCTTATTGCAGAAAAAACAATAGACGAAAAGATTGTAAAAGCATTGGTAAATAAAAAGAAGATTGCCAGTTTAGTTATGGGCGATGAATTAAAAAAATGGTTAACATAAGGAGAAAATTATGCCAGATATAACAAAATATAAAAGTGTAGCAGTATCGCTAGATACTTGGAAAAAATTAAAGAAACTAGAGAAAAAAACTCACAGGTCTCCATCTAAGCAGATCTCGTTTTTAGTTGAGGTAGCAAGTGCGGTACCATCAGAAAAAGATTTAATAAAAGATAAGTTGAGTGAAAGTAAATGAGTGAACAAACAACACAAGAATTTTATTTAAAGTTATCTAAACTATTTGATAAAGATGAAAGTAAAGAGCACGAAAAAATTATTGCATTACTTCGTGTAGCTCTAGAAAAAGGAGCACAAGGTAAGATGGGTGTTTTTACTGTGTGCGATGTTTTAGCAGAAGTTAGAAAAACTACTTTAAATATGGTAGCAGGCAAAGATGCTAGTTTTGAAAATTTATTAGAAGACTATTCTCCTGAGAAACTCAATAAAACTTTACATTAAATACCATAAATGATATTTAAGGCTTATGGTAAGTATGCACTGTAAGTCTGTTTTAAAATCACATTGGGCAGACATTTTGTGTGAGCTAAGAAAAAAAACCAAAATGTCTAGAGAAGAGTTGTCTTCGGAGTCTGGTGTTGGTGTTAGTACAATAGAAAATTACGAGCGAATGAAAATATCTGAGCCGTCCATTTATAAGATGGAATTACTTCTCCGGGCGATGGGTTATGAGCTTGATGCTATCTTAATTGAAAGAATGCAAGAATAACTACAATGAAATTAAAATTAGTTACTCAACCTAGTGAGGTAATTATTAGTGATGATCCTGTTAGAAAAAATTTAACCTATAACTTTAGGACAACAGAGGGCAGAAGAATTTATACTATATTCGGAAAAGCTGTTGTCTGCACTGCTAACACATACAAAATTCCTATCAACATAAATCAATTAAAAAAATTTTCCTTAGAAGAGGCAGAAGAATTTACAATTTTTTATACAGTATGGTCGTATGAAAAAGGTTATGGTCGTTTAATTTTGAATTATTTACTGCCTATGCTAAAGACTAAAAGATTTGTAACGTTATCACCTAAAACGGAAATGGCTTATAAATTTCATACAAGAAACGGAGCAAAACTTATTGCAGAAAATAAAAAGAGTTATAACTTTGAATACTTTAAATAACTAAACAAAAATATCTTTTTCATTATTTGTTTTTCTTTTTTTAGTTTTTTTAATTTTTTCTTCTTTTGGTAAAGCTCGATATACAATGTCGGGTGGCGCCATAAAATAATAATACTCATTATGTTTAAAAACCATAATTGTTTTCTGGTGCTGCAACCCCCACTTAAATGGTTTAGCATTATCTTGAATAAGTAATTTAAAAAATGTATATGATTTAGTATTTTCTTTTTCTGTAAAGTACCAAATCTTTTTTGCTTTTAAGACAATGGCATATGGGTTGGAAGTGTGATCTGCTTTCCAACGAACACCCTGATCAAAACTTACTACTTTTTTTACATCCATTTTTTTCGGCTTCTATTATAGCATAACCTATTTTTTGTGCAATTTGGGGGATGATGGAGTTTCCCAAGGCACGGAGTTTAAATACTCTATTGGGTACCCCATAAGCCACTCGACCCACGTTGGGTTCAATGTCCCACCAACTGCTCCCGCCAATTTCCCTTTTTCTTTTGCTTTTTGGTAGTTTGTATTTTTTCCTCTGTCCTTGTAGTCCCTTGCCGTTGGGGTCGGGAATATCTGCACCGTGTCTGCTAGACTTAGACTGTGTGTGTTCTTGCCGTCCTTGGATATTCTTCTTCCCGTCTTCGTTAACTTGATGTTCTTGTGTTCGGTCTCTTGTGTTGTCGGGGTCGGGAACATCCACTCCTTCATCCTGGGTGGGCGAAGTGTCGTACCATTCATCATCTCCTGCGCTTCCTTCTCCGTCAACTCCCCCTTCTCCACTTTCCTCCTCATAATCAAAGTCATCCCCTCCGATGCGTGACCGTACCCCTTCGTTGTCGGGGTTGGCCACATCTCCTGATGCACTACTTGTTCCCTCAAATTCCCAGAGCGAGATCTGTTTTTTCGGTTCTTCTGGTTGCTTGAGCAGTCCTCTTTGTCTCTCGGGGGTAGGTGATCCATTGTGTTCGGGGTCGCCCAAGTGTCCAATAATCCATAATCGTTGTCGTTGGTGGGGGGCGCCAACCGAGAAAGCTGGTATATTAAACGTCCTCGTGGAGTAGCCTTGATCCTCCATTTCATCGAGTATTTCGTCCAGGCCCAATTTGACGAGTCCACTAACGTTTTCTCCAACAACCCAAGTGGGTTTTTGTTCCTTGATAATTCGCAACATCTCTGGCCAGAGGTGTCTAGGATCATCTTTCGCCCTTTGATCTCCTGCGACTGAAAAGGGTTGGCAGGGGAAACCCCCACAAATGACATCTGGACGGGTCGGGACTGTTTCTTTTGTGACATTTTTTATATCTCCTAATATCGGGACTTCGGGGAAATGATGTTGCAATACTGCTTGACAATACTCATCATTTTCCACAAAGCCAATGGTTTGAAAATGACCTGTGGATTCTAATGCTAAACTAAATCCACCGATCCCTGAAAATAAATCAAGAACCTTTAGTTTTGATTTGCTCAACGGCTTCCTCTAATTTTGTGCAGACTAATAATAAATCTTTTCGTTCAACCTCATCAATCGGGTCGTTAGTCTTTAACTTTTCTATCGGGGACTTTGCCACCGAATTTAATTTCATAATAAATTCCAGGCTATGACAAACTTGAACCGATGACCATCGGAACATTATCTCAGGATTTCTTTGTTTAAAACTTCTAAAAAAAATTCGGGCGCGGCATAACACCTTATAGACAATATTCCTCATTATCCTGCCTTTATTCTATTCAATGCTTTTACTAAGCTCGACTGTGAAATGTAGTCTTTATGAATAATGTGCCGTTCTAAAATCTCGATTGCCTCTGACCAAGATAGTTTACTATCTTCGGGGTCGGGTTGTTTATTTTCTTGTGTTTTCATAATCGCTCTGCTCCAAAATAACAAAATAATTGGTTAAAAAATCTAATTGATGTTTTCCTTCTTTGGAAAGTTTATCATAATCTTTATGTAATTCAGAAATACATCGATGTACTTTATCTAACTCATACAACTCAATGTACTTGCCTATGTCTTTAAACTTTTCGGTAAACGGTTTTTTTTGAAATCCTACGAATGCCATCTCTTTCTCCTTTCTTAATAGATACTAATTTTAATTTCTTTTGTTTATTCACTATATATCTTAAATCATTATCTCGCATATGGTCAAACAATTTATTGTCTACATCTTTTCGTCTGGGTCTTTTATCGAAACCCAGACGAATTACCACTTCGTATTTCACAATACTCCCTCTTTCTTTATTATCTCGGCATTATAAGTTTTTGCAGTTTCCTCTGCAACTTTAATCGCCTTTTTGTAAGATACGTCAAATGCTCTACCATTGCCCATACCCCAACCATTTTTTTCATAAGAGTTTAAACGTACGTTGTATGTCTTGCCACTCCAATGTTTTTCTATTACTACTTCATAATGCATTACTTTCTCCTTTCACGAAGTTTTTGGTTTTCTAATTCTTGCGTTTCTTCAATCTCGGTATGAAGTCCAACACCAAAGTCATACCCTTCTTTGTAATCGTGTGTGTAGTTGTCTTCATCTCGTACCCCGACCATAAGACCATCGTGTACTCCGTCTTTGAAATCTTTCTTGGTTTGATTTTCATACTTGTACTCGATATCTTTTATTCGGTGGATCTCATCGACTACATCTTCAATAGAGTTGCCCCCCATTCCTTCATCAGGATTAGTGGTATGTCTTTTGAAATCTGAAATTCTATCCGTGCCATTATCTCCTAATAATGCCTCAAATATTTTTTCAAGACCTTCCTCTAACATTTGTTCATACTTCATTTTTATTCTCCTCTGTTTTTGGTAATGTTAAATGAAAGTCTAAATCAACATCTAACATATTCTCGTGTTTAATTCTTTTTGCTTGTTTGATCGTCAACCCATATTCAAATAAAGGGTTCACTGCAAACCGACCACAAGTAGAATCAAATGGGTCGGTAATAAAAAACCCTTCCCACTCAAACCCTAATTGTTTATGTTCTCCACTACCTATGTAATTTAGTTCGGGTGAATTGAGTTCGTTAATCTCGTCTTGATATTTTAAAATCAATCTATTGGACTCTTTTTTTCTGCCTTCCCAATA